CCGTTCCGTTTGTAACGGCTTTCATGATTTCCCAGCCCTTCATCTGGTCGATCACAGCCCGTGTTCGCACAAACGGACTATCAACAGTGCCCATGTAGGAACTGCTGACAAGATGCGTTCTAACGAGACCAGGAACGGAGTAAGTCATGACACCTCAGAGTTGAGCTATTAACAGCCCCATCGACGACGGGCCGCTTTACCCCGTTCACCAGTCCAATTACGACTTCGAGCGCAGAAAGAACGCTTACGGGCAGCTTCTTCCTTTGTCTTTGGCTTGCCTGTAACCGGCGGCTTCAAATTAGAACCCGTCTCCCGGTTGTACTTAGCCCGACCTTTGGCAGTCAGGCCAGCACCTTTACTAGCAGGCAGCTTCTCGCCACGGCCAACACTAAGGTTGGGACCACGCTTACGCTTTTTGCGCTCTGCCATCGTCCTAACCCTTACTGAAGGTTAGAGGTGATGGTGCCGCTGGTAACGAAGTTGCAGGTGGCAACAACCAGATCACCGACAGTAGAACTGATGTCCATGCTGGTAATAATGCCTGCAAAACTTACGGCATCACTGCCACTGGTGGTGCCAGTCGTAAATAGCTCAAACGTAGCGTCAGCAGTGTCGTTGGCCGTGACTACGTCTTCGATAAACGCTGCCTGACCTGTTGCATCAGGGTCGTACACCAGTTCAACAGTGCCAGAACCTGAGATCAGACTGCCGACAAAAGAACGAAAGGTGTCACCGTGATCGGTAACGTCCAACGTGTCTTTGGTGATGTTCAGCGTCCAGCTACGAGTGCCAACAATGGTTGCGTTGGAAGAACCAGCAGCATCAAACTGGACCGCACCTTGCTCTCCGCGAAGGATGGCCATGATTAGACATAGGAAGGGTCTATAACCCCGAGTCTAACTCTTTATGCCTGTCAAGCCACGCAATCAGCTCTTATGAACGATGATTTGCGGCGTAACGTTGGGCGTGCCAGACGTAATTGACACGATGCGAACGCGAACGCGGCTTGCTGGAATGCCCGTGTACGAATAATCGTAGTTGCCAGCAGCGCTAAGCGTTTTATTTGTATCAATCGCAAAGTATTCTGTTGGAGCGCCTGCAGTGCTCATTTCGAGCGCAATTACATACTCAGCACTACCTGTTGTAGTAAGCAAAAACGTGTAAGCGTCAGACTTGCAATCAACCTCAAAGGCGTCATTAGCTGCCGCCAACGCCGTAGATTCGCGATGCTCAACAGTGTTTGAGAAGCGTGTGACGGTGGTGGCCATTAGCTTTTACCCTTGGGTTTACGACGCCGATGCTGATAGCTTATCTTCTTCGAGCCCGTTTTTTCACGCTTAAATCGGGCTTTTTCTGAAGGACTCATCTCCTTAGTCGTTTTTGGCGTCTTCTCAGACACCCGTTTGGATGGACGACACGCCGGATAGTCCCGTTTTTCGCCTTTGGAGCGGCCACAAGGCTTTCCGGTCTTTATATCGACCCATTTCTCGTCAAACCATCGGCCAAGGCCACCACGGCCTTTACTTTTTGGTTTTGCGGGTTTTCGTGGTTTTTTTCGTTCCGCCACTGGTTGCTTTCCGATAAGTGCCACCACGCTTCTTATATTCGCGCACTAGCCACGCATTTGCATACGCGCTTGGATACACCGCGAACTTGCGCTTGGCTTCAGCTTTAACTCGGCTGTAAAGCGCCTTGTTTACTGGAACGTTTTCAGCTGCCACAACGACACCGCATCTTCTTGCTGCCCTTCTTCATGCCCTTTTTCTTGCCTTTGGGCTTTTTCTTGCCACCAGCTCCGTAATGACCAGGCATAACGCAAAATGCGATAACAGCTTTAGTCTAACGCCCTAAATGGTTGCGGACTAGAACCGGCTCGCGCACCTGACGCTCCTTACTCCTGATCCGCTGCAGGAGACTTGTCCTTGCCTTTTGGCAAAGGTACTTGGCCATTTTAATAAAGCCGATAGCTGGTTGGTCCCAAAGTTTCGGGCTTCGCAAGGTTAAATTGCTGCAGCACCAAATACCCAAAAGCGTCGAAAGCGTGGTCTACACCTAGGTTTTTGTTGGGCAAACCAGTGCCTGGCGCGTAAGTCAGCGTCCGCAATGACTTGATCAACTCCTTACAACGCGGATGAATCTTGACCCTTCGCGCTCCAGAAGCATCCATTAGGCCTGTATTGACCGCTGTAATCTTGTCTCGAATCTTCCACGGCGATCTAGGGCTTTGCACCGTGAAACCACTACGCCTAAGAATTGCGTGGTCCGTTACGCCCACACCACTTGTCTTTCTTGCACCGCCTGTTGGGTCAGGACATGCAATAACTCTGCGATCTACCCCATACCTGCGAGTGACTTCTTCTGCAAAATCCCAAGTGGTCGCCCCACCAGTCAATGTAATCTCGTCAAACACGTACAACGTGTCCTGATCCTTGACCGCGCAGATGCCGCTCATTGGATCAACGTTGAAGTCAACGCCTAACAGCAATGGCTGAATTGAAATGTCCTTCGCTTCTGTTGAAATGTTGTCATCAGAAAAGCTGATGGCGACCAAACCAGTTAAGTTCTCGAAGGACGCTTCAAATTCCTGGCGGAACGTGCGCGAATCAAGTTGAGCGCGGGCTGCTTCAACTTCGTGCTTACTGACGTTTCCTCCTTCAATCGTCGTATAGCTCCATCGCTGCCAATCTCCTGTTTCGTCGTCTGGGACATAACACCACAAGTCATAAAACCAACTAGCTGTACCGTCTGGCGTCGAAATAAACAACGCCCAACCTTCTTTATCCGCTAATGCAGGTCGAATTACCTCAAACCACACCTCTGAATCCATAAATGCTGCTTCGTCCAGCACTACACCGCTCAAACTGCGGCCACGAAGCGCCATTGCGTTCTCAGTACCCTTCAATTCAATCGTTGAACCGTTAATTAGCTCGATTCGTAAGTCTGTTTCATTTTTAGTGTGGATCCAAACCTTCGGAACTAGCTTTTTTAACGCTCTCCACGCAATATCTTTGGCCATTCGGTACGTCGGAGCACAATAAAAAAACGTTTCTCCGGGCTTGTTAAGCGCTCCACGCACTAGCTCAACACACGAAAGGTACGATTTACCAAATCGACGACCGGCAACTAAAACGCGGAACCGTTTGTCACTTGAAAAGACTTGGCCCTGTGCCCATCTCAGGTTTACCGGGTCTGCTTTTGTAGTCATGCCTATTACATTACACAGATTTTCAACCCCTAGCCCCCTCTAGGACGTGTCAGAATGCCTGGCAGGCAGTTATTATCTAAAAAAAGGTCGATAGGTTGATGCCTGAGCCTCTGACGGATCGCACAACGCAAGCTAAAGAGGACCGTATCAGGCGTCTCTATCGACGGCAGCTCGATGGACTATCTGCTCGTGCTCTCGTGTACGAGCACAAAGAGAAAGAACAAGTCTCGATCAATACCGCTTGGCGCGATTGGGCGGAAGTCAAAAAGCTAGTCGATGAAGACTGGCAAGCTGACCGCGACAATATGCTCGCGCGTCTTCAACACATGCGCACCAAACTGTTTCACCAAGCCCTTAAGAAGGGACAACTGCAAACCGCAAGCCAAGTGCTTGATTCCATTGGTCGCGTTATCGGCGAGTCTGTTGAAACTGTCAATATTCAAGCGCCTGAACTTAAAATCTCAATCGAAGACAAGGGCGACTGATCCCCACGCTCACAACTTCAGACCCCTGCCCCCCACTTAGGGGGGCTTTTTTATTACACGAGTGCTGTTAAACAGACATATATGCAGGTTCCGGGGCAACTAATACAAGCGTACTGATTTTGCAACACCGCCCCCTGCTTGCAAGTTGTAACATCTTGTAATGTCAGACGAGAGTCAGATCTGCTAATCGTGTGATACACTAGAGGAGAACCTTGACAATCTGGGAGCGATTCGCTCCAAAAGCGCGCAGCCTCCGGGTTGCTGTCGCTTGTCAGGTTCAGCAGTTTCGACGAAATACAACTTCATGAGACTGCACCCAACGAAACCAAAGAGCTAACTCAACTATGAACTCATTCATGCAATACGTCGCAGCATTGATCGCTGCAGGGTCTTTCGGCCTTGCTGTGGTTCACGAGACGACGTTCCAAAGCCATTCAGGCACTCAAAACTATGTTCGTGTGGTGCGCTGAGATGACAGTCAATAGAACAAAGGAGTTTGTAGAAGCTGATCGATATTTATACGATCGGCTGCTGCTTTCTAAGGGCTTTGCTCAAATTGATTCTGCTATGGATGCAAGCTATTACGGGAATTGGGCAGATCCTGTCCGTCTCGTATTGTTCAGCTACATAGAGGGCGATTGTCTAACGACCCAGTGCGACACAGCGGAAGAGTTTAGATCGGAGATCTTAAAGGTCTGCGACTGGCTCCGATTAAATAGTACTTTGTATGGGATTGATCCTGGATCAAAAGCTACGGCAAAGAAACCTTGGAAAGATCTCGGATTGTCTGCCCTGTTGCACTAATTATGCCCGGCTTAATCGCCGGGTTTTTTCTTTGCTGTTTACGTTCCAAACCTATGGTTACTGAGAAATACGACTTGCCTGCACATTGGGCAAGTTATCTTATCAACGGAGACGCAACATCATTCAGCTTGAATGATGATGGCGGGGATGCTGAGATAGCGGTGATTGATGAATTCATGAATGACATCGGAAAGGGCGCGATTGTTACCTGTTCTGAAGAGCCATTTTTCAGTAAATATCACGACGCTCAACCCTTTGGCATCAAGGCTTGTAATTGCCTCGAATTCACGTTCTACCTATGAATCAAGCCCCGTTAAGGGGCTTTTTTTATGCGTTAAGCCGGATGAGGCATTCTTCTGCCCTGCATTCTTCCAGTTTGGCTCGAACCCAGTTGAGACGCCCTGCAACCTTGCGGCCATCATTGGTGTTTTTGTAGCAATGGAGAGCTTCCAGGAGGAGCATCCACTCATCAGCGCAGAAATGAATGGTCTTTGTAGGCGCTGAATCAGTCATGAATGGCGGCTTGCGGTTTCCTTGAATGGGTTGTATTGTAGTACAAGAGTGAAGGGGTTAACCCTTGCTCCGCTCCAATGTTTTCCAACTTACCAATGAACACAGCGCACACCATTAGCCACACAATGGAGGACGTCACAAAAGTCTGCATCCTTTACGGCTCGATTACAGCTCATGAAAAATCAGGCGATCAATGCCAACTCTGCGTGGGTAGTAAAGCCATAGAGGATGCTGTGGCAAAGTATCTGACCAACTGCGACCGCTCCATACAAGAGCGTTTCATTCAAACTCTCACCGCTGCTATTCGCAAGGAGGACAACGTTGAGGCATGAGGCGAACTGCAGAAGTTAAAGAAGCCCATCAGCAGCACGCCAAAAAGCTGCTGGACATGGGTCTTCAAAAGGCAGATGTGGCTGCAACCCTCCAACGTAAATACGCCCTTTCCAGGGCAACCAGTTACCGCGATGTGGACGATGCAGACATTTCGCGTGAAAGCGAAGACCACAAAATCGAAGCCGATCCAATGCCTGAAATCACCCTGCAAGACCGCGAACCATTAATTCGGATGACTAAACATCTGTTAATAGACGCTTACGAACAGGGCAACGTTCAAGACTATACACGTCTTGTCCGTGAATACGAAAGGCTTGCCCGTATGGGCGGACTGTCTCAAAAGTTCTGAGACGTTTGTCTCACACCGTTCCAATTATCCAACCTATGAAAACTGTTTCATTTCGTTTGACCGACAAACAGCATCACTATTTAGCTAGTGTCGCTAAAGATCAACGCCGTTCGATAGAGCATCTTGTCTGGCTTGCCTTGGCGCAAGGTATTGACTACATGTTCAACGAGGACACCTACCACGTCAAAAAACTTCAGTGTGATTTTACTGAAGCAGACGTTAAGAGCATGAAAAGGTATCCCCTGGAGACCCCTACTTACGGCACTGAATACTACGGCGAGCATCCATGGGCTGATTCGATTGCTGACAATGTGCTTGACGATTGTGAGCGGACTTTTGAAGAGAAAGACGCTGCTTTCGACTTAAAAGCAGAAGTTGAGCGCACAGCTGCTCTACATGCTAAGCGCAAGGCAGATCAAGATGCCAAAGAGGCTGCAACAAAAAAACAGCAGGAGGAAAGCAAGTGACCATCATCCGCAACGAAGATCCAAACGAGCTTCTTGGCTTTGAGCTTGATCCTTGGCCGCCATTATCGGACGAGGAGATTGAAGCACGAGAGCGGGAAGCGGAATGGGAAGAATATCTAGCTTCCATTCCTGACGCCGCTGAACGCAACCGTAACCTCAAATGATCACACTTCCAGAATGCAACCGCTCCATCAACCAACTGCTTTGTCTAATTCTTGGCGGGCAGAAAGCTAAGGCTTCAAGCCACTTGGCCTGCAAGCCTGCAGAACGCATTGAATTCTGCTTCAAGCTCGTTAAGCAAGAGATGGAGCAGGTTGTCCGTACTGCCGATCCTGAGGCCTTGCAGAAGGGTCTCAGCGATGGTCAGCGCCAAATCTCCAGTCTCCAATCTCTCAAGACTCTCAACCAACTCATTCAAGAGGTCGAATGGTAAACGAATACAAACAAGTTCAGCTGATCCTTAAGGATCTCAAGGCCATCATTGACCGCGAAAACAAGCGTCATGAGATGGATCAACATCTCACCACTTCCATGCGGATGCTCCTGGAAGATGAAATCATTCCACAGTTGGAGAATGAACTTGACTTTGACCCGACTCCTGAGCACCTTTGGGATGACTCAGGCGGTGAGCCTCCCATCACTCTCGATGAGATGCACACTGCCGCTTACAACCAGAAGTACAATTCATGAGCAGCATCCTCAATGGCAACAAGTTCTCTCCCCCTGGTTCTCGCGTCCCAATAGACCTGTTACCAAATGCTATTCGCTACGAGACAGCCAGGGCAGCCATCTTTGAACAATTCGGCAACTTTGTCCGCGCCAATGATTGTTTGCGCCTAACGCGCTACTACGAACATCGAGTCACAGAAGAGTGCTCCTCTGATACAAAAGAGTGTTCATCTGATACATAAGCTCTAAACAGGCGTTTCATCTCATCCGGTGAGACGCCTGCTTTTTTTGCTGCAACCCAGACGTTGCACTTCCCGCGATACAGCAGATCAAACGCTTCTTCCATTACATCACTTCACCGCTTAGCAACATCTCCTTATACAGGTTGTTCCGCTCAATCCATCTAGCCTCGCAACCTCTCATCTCAAGCTCACTCAGCATCCGTAGCTGCACATTGCCGTTTGGCTTCGCAATCACTACCGCTCCAGCATCCACACGAATCCCTGCTCTCTCACGCAAGGCAAGGCTATAAGCACCAAGTTGATCCTGGTGATCCTTTAACCACGCTTCAGGCTTATCAGCCTCACGGCTTGTCGTCTTGAAGTCACAGATCGTCAGACCTAATGCCGTATCGATCAACGCATCTGCCGTACCAGCAAATCCTTCATCGCTACTAACGCTGAACTCACTGGCATGAATGGCCGTTACCGTTCCACTTACCAGCCAGTCGGATAAACCTCTGGCGTACTCACGGGCTGGCCATGCAACCTTTGGCGACCCTTCTTTCGCTTTCTTGAGTGCCCAGTTGGTGACTGCTTTAGGAGGGCGAGCCAATCCATCATTCCAGACCTTCCATGAACCTTTCTTGTTAGCGCTCTGTCGAGCCAGCTTTGCTGCGGTCTTGAGTACATACTCGCAATGTTCATGAGCAATGGTGCCACGGTTACAAGCAATGTCACGCTCCAAACCACTGCCAGCACGTTGTGACCAGCGCTCCAAAGCATCTTTCTGTGATTGAGGGGCTGTGTTCTTCAGGATATGGGTGACGGAGTGATAAATCTGTCCGTGTTGATCCCTGTAAACACGGAATCGTCCTGAGTTGTCTTGCTCCAACTGCCATCGCCGCAGTGAAGCCAAGGCATCTTGTGAATCAACTGTCATATTTCATAAGTGCCATCTCTGTCTTGGGCAGTTTCATAAGCACTCTTTTCCAAAGCTAATATATCGCTAAAAAAAGGGGGCGCAAGGCCCCCGCTTCAAAACTAGCTCTGTAAGAGCTGTAACAGCGGCAGCGCTGCCCTAAAAAGATCTTCAAAAGCATCACCCTTGTTCCTGTACTTGCTGCAAAACTGCTCAAGCCACTCGGCTTCTTCGCCTTTGAACTTAGCCGTTCCAAAGGAAAACTTGGCTTCGCCCGTCAAGTTATCGCTTGATACAGATACGACTTTTTCATCCATAGGTGGAGTTAGCTGTCGCAGCTGTTCAGGTTGATCGTGGTTTGGTAAAAGCCAAGTAACAGGATCAATGCCACGGCCTGGTTTCAAAGGTAACTCAATGGCAATCTCATCCCCTTCCTCAAGTTCTTTAAGCATCCAAAGCTGTTTGCTTTTGCTTGGGAAACAGAGTGTTTCTACACCGTTGTACTCGCCAGCTGGATCTTGGAAGACTTCACCGACAAGCATATCTTTGTGATGGACAATGCGCTTAACTCTCGCGAGACCTTTGCGCTTTGTGACTTGGCTCATGGAGGCTCTTGGTGGTGGAACAGTGGGACTTACACAATCAGTCGAAAATTGATGCCCACTGCACTTAATCTTCTTTGAAAGGGTCTTTACCAACAATTAACCGATTAAGATCAAAACCAGCCTTTTTCGCGATCTTCCAGTCCACCGCCATTTGGGCATCGTCATGCTCGTCTTCGTCACGAGGTAGGATTTTTACGTCGTACACGGTTTTAATGCCAACCTTGTCTCTCTTTAACTTAAAATCCCAATCAAGAATGTTTTTGGCATAAGCTTTTTCTAAAGCATAACCAACAATTTGACGTGAAATTGAAATTTGACTTATTTCAAAAACTTCAACACGGTTTTTTAACCAATTATAGACAGGCCAAGTCAAGCACTTGTATATCCTATCAATCTCAGTTTTTTCATAGTTTAATGCTCTGGTGAAATTGCGCCCCATTTCAAGTTCGATTTCCTGGTCAGAAGGATTTTCAAGAAACCGAAATGGTTGGTTGTTGCCGCCCTCTTTTGGTGTGCCCCATACAAGGTAATACTCGAGGGGATCCTCTTCGAGCAAGGCAAACACAGCAGGGCTGCCTATTTCGATTTTGTTAGGACGCAAATACGGAGGATCAGTTACAGTGACTTCAGACTCTGAACTGAGTGTTGCCAAAAAGTCGTCGGAAATTTTCACGATGAGTGTCTCGGTAAGTGTCTCGGTGAATGTCGCGCCCTGTTTGGACGCATCAATACTGTAAGCCGGGATTGACGCATAGTCAACCTCCAGTAGGATAAAAAAAGACCCGACCTGCCCCCGAAACCAAAGGGCAGACCGGGTTAGGTGTCTAACTTCGTTCCAATCTTACATGACGCTTCAAGACTTCGTCAAGTCTCTACCTGAAGGGCTTGTATATGCTCCAATCCACGCCAAAAGCGCAAAGCGCGGTTTTTGTGGCAAGCAACCGCTCAAAGCCAGTTTCGACCAAAAGTTTGGGCCAGCAGATGTTGCCCTAGCGCTCCAACGCAACAGCGATCTCAAGGCTGTTGGCATTTTTACTGGCATTCGTGGCAATGGCATCGTCTTCCTTGATGTAGACCGCAATCTCAAGCGCTGCATGAAGCAATGGGGCGAGTCGCTTGCTGGCGCTCCAATGGTCACGTCAACCAAACAGAACGCCGCTAAATTCATCTTCCGCGTCCCAGAAAACCTTTGGAAGGACGTTAAAGGTCGCGGCCTTGGCAAAGAAGACTATGAGATTCTCTGGAACTCAAAGAAGCAGGGTGTCATCTTTGGCGCTTATCCCGGTGGCGACAACTCTGAGCCTGGTGAGTACAAGCTTGAAGGCGATCTAAATAACATCCCAGTCGCTCCAGACTGGTTGCTCGCTGAAATGCGTGAGCCTCCAAAGCTCATCATCAAACGTGACCTTGATTTTTCTGACCGTACCACTGACGAGATTTTTCAAATTGTTAAAGACTGCCTCAGCGTGATTCCTAATAAAGGAAAAGGGTCACGCGATCATTGGATCAAAATTGGAATGGCAATCAATTCTGCTTTGCCTAACGAAGCAGGAAGAATGCTTTGGTCTTCCTGGTCATCAGATGACCAAGATTTCAAGGATGAATGGGAAGACAGCGATCCTTGCGAGAATGTTTGGCACTCTTTCAAAGGCAATGGGGTTGGCTTAGGCACATTGATTCGCTTAGCCGATTTGGAGGACCCTCATCGTCATCGATTCTCTGATGACATTGCAAAAATTGTCAAAGACGCAGATAACAAACAGGTTCAAGAGTTCAGGCAGTCAACTCTTGAATACGAAGAGGTGATGAAACGCGCCAAGGCTATCCTCAAGCTTGATAATCCTGCTGAAGTCAACTACAAGCTCAACTCTCTTGCTCTACAAGCTGGCTATCGCGATCAAACCGCGCTTGAAAAGCTGATCGTTGATCAGATGGCTTACGAAAAAAAAGAAACCCTTATGACTGCTACAGAACTAATGAAGCTTGAGGATAAACGCGAATACCTCATACCTGATGTCCTTCCTCACCCCTCGACCATCTTGATTTACGGCGCTGGTGGTGATGGCAAATCAACTGCTGCATGGGCTCTTGCTAAGCACATTGTCAGTGGTAAGCCCTTCAGAGTACGTGGTGCTGACGTTCCAATTCAACAAGGCCCTGTCTTGCTGCTCAATGGTGATCAGCCTCTAATCCAACTCAAAGAGCAACTGATCGAAGCTGACTTCCCAATCACAGATGAGACTTACATCCAGACTGACTGGCAGCTTCAACGCTATGCACAGTTCATCGAGCTTATGGAGAAGTACAAGCCAAAACTCGTTGTTATTGACTCCTTGATCGGTTGCTCTGGCGGTCGAGCCTTCGATGAAAACAAGTCTGACTTTGCGACTCCCCTGTATTGGCTTACAAAAAACAACGGTCCACTGTTCCATGCGACGACCATCATCATCATTCACCACGCCAACAAAAATGGCGGTTTCCGTGGCACTTCAGCCATTCGTGATGCAGTAGATGAGACCTGGAGCCTTAAGCGCCCTGAAAGCGACCCTCAGAAGCGCTCTAAGGAGCAGCAGCAGCTCAAACCGCATGAAAGGTTGATTGAAGTCGAAAAGAGCCGCTCAGGGCGCTCTGGTACGCATTTGATTCTTGGCCAGACAGAGGACTTGGACTTTTACATCGCTGACTTCACTCCTGAAATGGATCCGGACAGCAACGCTCCATCCTCTGTCCAAGGCAGGGTGCTCAGTCGCTTGAGAACTGCTCACCCCGAATCACGCACCAAAACTGATCTCATTGCAGATCCGTTGATTGGTGGCACTCCAGCTGCAATCAAGAAGACGCTCCAAAGGTTAGAAGCTCAACAACTCATCATCTCAAATGTCTCAAAAGGTTCCCGTACCAAGAACTATATAGCTAACCTCGCGCGTGGAGAGGGATGGAACGTGTCCCCTTCAACTAAAGAAGCTAGTGATGAACAAGCTTTTGGTACGGGACAACAGCATGGGGACAATTCTTTATGTCCCCCTTTAATCGATGGTGCGGTTGAGATTGAACTTACCGAGCAAGAAAGGGGACAAATTTAATTGTCCCTACCCCTTGTCCCTATGCAAAACCGTTAGCATCACTAGCTTTTGAAGCATGGGGACATTTCTTGCATCTATACGCGCGTGAGGGATGAACTGGACAAAGATTTTGGAGCGCTCAGGCGTCCCAGAACCACCTGGCTATCGCGAGACTATTGATCGCCTCAAAGCCAAACCAGCCAAGCCGCGTATCAAACCGTCTCAAAAAAACAAAAAACGCCCAAAGCGTAAGTAACATCCACACATGAAAAAAGTTGAAACCCTCCTTCCAGAAGAGCTAATCGAAAGACTCTCTGCTGAAGCCAAAGAAAAAGGTGTTCATAGATCAGAATTGATCCGTGAGCGTCTCATGCAGCCACCTAACCATTTAGGACTCACCACCAGTGATTTTCATAAAGCTGTTACGAAGGTGCGTCGTCGGTCAAGCTATGGTTTGGATAGGCAGCAGGCTGAAAGCCTTGTCGCCACTGTATTCAACGAACTCTGCCGCTCCGGAGATGGGGACTAAAAACGTGCATTTGCATTACTGCCAGATCGCTGACGAACATTGTCCGTTAGCAATAACTCGCTTCACTACATTTGACATAGACGACAAGCCACTTGCTGTTGAACAGGTTACTTATGAATCCAATATGGATTACATGGAGCGACAAGTTATTAACGCATTACGCTGCAACGTAGAAGTCAGCATCCTTACTTCAACGCCAATTTACGAGTTCAAAAAGCTGCATCACATTTTTAATTCTGATAAATGAACGTACAAATCTTTCGGCATAATGCTGAATGGATTGTGCTTACTGAGTCTTACGCGCTAACGTTCCATCAAACCCTTGCTGGCGCGATGAAGTATGCCGCAACCGAAATCGGGGCGTCAAATCATCATGGAGCGTCTCAACAAAGCAATTCAACTAGCCACAACAGCTGACCTTCAAAGGGCTGCAATGTTTCTAGAAGGAGCAAGACAGGTCAGACAAGGCTCTCGTCGTCACCGCACCAATGCACGCTCTGCACAGGCAACTGCGTGGAAGAAAAAGGTTGACGACTCGATAACATGGTAGCATTCGTTTAGTATTTTAGAGCCGATGGCGACAAAGCACGGCAACCGCGTTTATATCCAAGTCCTGCTAGAGACCTTCAGAGGAGAACTCTTTATTGAAAAGGCAGAAACTCTAGGCATGAAGCCTTCAGCTCTTATTAGAAAGCTTGTCTACGAATATCTTGCCTCTGTGGCTAGTGAAAACGTCTATGCAGAAGCCAAGCACAATGACGAACAAAAATGGCAAGAGGCAGTAGAGGCTAGGATTCGAGGCAGGCAAGAAATGCGAACTGTCAGAGAACTTAAGCACAAACAGGCTGAAGCTCAAACTGAATAAAACTCACTCGTTAACCAAAATTACCCAACCCGTCCTAGGGCCTTCATTCTGCCAACGTTGATAAAACGCAGCCTGTCTCACACGGACATTGCGTCCCAAATGCGGGTTGCTATGACCGCCTTTCTCCATTTCTGGATAGCCTCTTGGATCTTGCATGATCCACTCTGGATCGTTGCTGTTCTTGCCCGCATAACCGCTGATTACGCTCCAATGTCCGCAACCGTTGTAGCCGCACATTGGTGGCTCACCACGAAGCATGTTGCCTGCGTGTAACCAACCAACTAATACTGGTCTGCCAGCTTCAATTTCAAGCTCCACCATGTCAGCATCGCCATCTTTCCGAAACTCAGCTTCTAAGCCCAAGCTTCGCAATGCTGCTAGTTGAGCTTCTACCGACGCAGTGTCTCCGTATTTCGCACGTATCTTGTTGTACTCATCATCTGTACGAACCTTCTTGTAATACGCAGCCACCATGGCCGCCGCTGAACTGAAGCACTCCCTGATACCAGTGCCTGTCTTGTTGTCGAGCTGTTTGAAGTAGGGCATATAGATCTGCTGGTCATAGCCGCTTTCCTTCCAAGCTTGAAACCAGTCTGCGTCTTCATCCAATAGCTCTTGCGGCACGGACTGCTCAAGCTCCTTAATTGCAGCCAACTGATGGGGCGTACCACGGAAAAACTCAAAGAACGGAAGCAAGGCAAGCCCCATGACCAACAACATCAGGGTCAGTTGGATCATGCCAAACACTACTTACTTTTCAATCCTTGTGTCGGGCAACAGCATTTCGCGGACATGCTTGACCGCTAGATCATCTAAATCGTTGTCCGTACTTGCAACGATCTTTTCCAGCATCGCGATAATCAGCTCTTTGAACGCCCTTGACTTCCAGGCGGTCATAAGAATGGGTTTGAGAATTAGAAGCATTTGCTTGGACTCGTTACCCTGTAACAGTAGCTCTGTTCTGCTATGGCCACCAACACAGAAGATCAGCACGAAAAGGAAGAAGAGCAAAACAGCTCCTGGCTGGGTGACGTTGTACGAGTCACGATCCTGCTGTGGTCAATGGGAATCCTCACCGCTAACTACCTCGGCATTTTCTCTCAAGCAGTGGACCCTACGTTTCCTGCGTCACTTCTGACTGGCACAGCTGCGACCTACACACCAGCATTGGGCAAGTTGAACAAGAAAAAGAAGGAGGAGAAAAACGTTAACGTAGACAATAAGGACACCAAAGCCGGAATCCAATGAAAAAGGCACTTCTGGCACTAGCCGCCAGCTTGCTTGCTGCTCCAGCGCAGGCAGACATCACACATAAAATTCAGTCAAGCGTTTCATTGTCGGTTGATGGCGCAGGATCCGTTGCCATTAGACAACCGTCTTCTATGGCGGTATCTGGCTCTAACGTCACTTTGGGCACTGCTCCTACTCTTAGCGCTCTTACTTCAGGGACTGCTCTCGGATACACTCCTGGCGCTTACAGCATTACTACTGCTGGTGATGCTTTCAGTTACAGCGAAAGCTATACAGAAGGAGATGACGTCCCAACCGTTCTCTCAACAACAGTTACCGCCGGAGTAGTCCCAGCACTGCCGGTGTTCGGCAATACAACTACTACATCGGGTGGAGTTGCTGGAACGCTAGCTGGCACGATTGCAACTGATGGCGCTATTTCGGTGACTGCGGGTTCGGCTGGTACTACTGCAATCGGTCAAGTCATTCAAGAACTGACGATCAAATGATTCTGTTGCTGCTTTTGCTTATTGCCGCACCAGCAGCAGCGGTGCCGGTAGTTCCCAACTTTTCACAGGGCACCCTCTCCAGCACGACAACGACCAAGACCAAAGTCACAGAAGTCATCAACTCGTATGAGTATCGCACTGGCTACGAGTATTCAGTCAGTGGTACAAATATCGAGACCGACGCCGCCATTGCTCCAATGGGTCTGACGACAACGTCAAACACCATTCAAGGCATCACCAGTAAATGGACATCAATCGATGCTGCTACAAAGCCAACTTGGACAATCGTTAATCAAGGCGAAGCTATGCAGTTTGTAGAAACTTTGCAAGGCCCAGGACTTGTTCAGCATACAATTATCGACCGCACCACTGACATTGAGTCCGTTACTGACACGACAAGCACGTTTACGCAATGAAGCGAGTCATAGCATCGCTTCTGCTGCTCTCCGCTCCAGCACAAGCACAAGTAAGTAGTACAGCTGCACCAGTCGCAAATAGTAGTGGCTCAGTGACCAATCAGGCGGTGCAGGTGGTGCCATCACGCACATTTAACTTTAATTACGCAGGTATATCTTGTCAGGGAGCAACGCTTCACATCAATCCTTTTCTAAGCACAACCACTAGCTGGGCACATCCCTATGAGCGTTACTACTCAGAACCAGTTTATGATCAGCTCGATTTGGTTGGCGCGACAGATCCGGAGGGTAATGCCATCCCAGATGGCCAGCCCGATAATCCGGGCAATGTCCTTTACTATCGTCCAATCAGGACGGGTCAAAAAACAAATTACTCAATCAACGGCGGCATTACAGCCACGATTTCAGTACCGCTTGACCGCTCTCACGTTAGAAGCTGCAGGAAAGCAGCTGAAAAACAAGTGGCTCTACTCGACGCCCAGCTTGCTGACAAGCGACTTAACTACGAAATCGCCAGACTTAAGAACTGCGCTTCACTGATGAAAGAAGGCATCAGCTTTCACCCTGATTCCCCTTATGCGTCAATCTGTGCCGACGTAGTTCTGCAAAATCCGCCAGGTGTAATCCCGCCCCACATCCACAAAATCACTTACGGAGAGAACGCTGAAACTTCCTCCGCTCAGCAGCAGACTCAGGGCGAGGCTTCTTCCCAATCATCCCCTTGAGCTTTTTTACCACCTTTTTTACTGTTGGCTTGATCAGCTTCAACACGTAATCACCTAACGGCTTGGCCACAATCGCTGATGTTGCAGCCGTTGCAGCAATAGCAGCAGTAGACAACGCAACAGGTGCAGGAGGTAGGTAGTTGTCGATAATCTTGTCGATCGGCAAGCGGTCATACATCGTGATGCACTGACCATCGACACGCTTATATCCAATGACAATGCCTGTCCCTTGCTTGCCTCTTACACCAATAGGTAATGCATCCAGTGGCGGGCATGGCAATTCATCGCTATCTAGTGGAATGTCAGGAATGTCACGGCCTGACGGAAGAGTAACTGCCGGTTGGCTTAAGGAACCAGCCGGTTTTTCTTTCTTTGGCTCTACCTCTTCTTCTGGTGGCGGTGGAGGTTTTGCCGCTCCATACACCAACGTTCCAGGTGTGTAGTCAATGGGTTTATATGACGGCATCTGACCACCGCAAACCGTAATGTTGCCTTTTGGATCGGTGTTATAGATCTCCTTATCGCCTGCTGCTGAGTTTCTGGTCTCTACACACCCCGGAATATCTGCAACAGGAAAACCAATTTGTAACGTCACCGGCGGCGCAACCGGAATACTCTGTGGAGGCATGGCACGCCAAGCCGGAATCTCCGGCACTTGCACCGCACCAATACCAATCTCAGGAATTTCCGGCATGAAGGGTGAACGGTTTGTTGCTGGTCAACTTTGGATCGAGAGAAACCGTAGACGTGAAGGGCCTGAGATCACTTACACAGTTTTGTGTGGCAGGTCGTCTCGACTGTTTACAGATCACAAAATGATCTTGCGACACATTAAATGGCCTAAGGGCACTCCGACAGGAGATTCATTACGCGAATGGCTAACGTCGTTTGAACAAAAACCAAAAGCACCCGCGCCAGAACTTGATATGGCAAAAGTCAAGGCTGAAGGCTTCGGGCCTGAAGCGCATGACCCAGAAGATCCAACTGCCAACACTAAAATGGTTACCTGACTTGTCTTGTGCTATAAAAGGCATACCTCTCTTACAGGCTCCACAACTCCCCTGCTCCTACTCCGAAAGGCGTCCGTTCAGGCCTGTTGTGTACGCTGTAAGCCAGGACTTGAGAACCCCGTGTTGTTGGCGACGCGGGGTTTTCTTGTGTCAAGGGAACTTAATCGGCAAGCCAGTTTTTGTAGGCAGTTCAGGCATCGCTTCATCAATCTGACTAGGGATAGCCTCTGTCACCTCGTCAATAACACCACTGGTGGCCTCGTCTAAATAGTCTTGAACTATCCCTGGGACGCGAGCAAACGCAACGATTGTCGCTCCAACCAACGTTCCAGACATTAGGAACGCCAGCACTGACAGAACGTTGAAAACCTTTTGCATAATAAAAAACCCCCTGGTGTGAGGAACAGGGGGTCAGCTCTGCGTTTTTAGGCTAGCTCAGAAAGAGAACTTGGCGCCAGTTTTGAAACCAAGGCTCAGCTCATCACCAGTAATGAAGGAAACCTCGCCGTAAAGAGGACCATTGCTGATGCCAGCCTTACCGCTGATCTCAACTTCTTGCTCACCAGAATCAGGCACCAAAAGAGCAGGCCCAGCTTGGATGTAAGCACCATTGTCGAAGTCAAAACCAACATGGCCTTCCAGAGTGGCAGAGCCAACACCAGAATCCATACCAGCGCCAACGTTCAACTCAGGATTCACGTAGAACTCGCCTGCGTAAGCAGGAGATGCCAGCACAGCTGCCATACCGGCGACACCAATGACACGTTTGATCATGGAAGAGTGGGGAAACGTTTCCGCTGCCTACATTAGTGGCAGTTTCTGTGGGACGGTTCTGATTAGTGTCCATAAAAAAACCTGCCGGTGTTACCCAGCAGGATGTATGTGTCAATTTAGAAACTGCCCCCATCCAGTTCTATGCCTGAAATTGTGCCGCCTGTAATCGCAACGCTGTTCGCTGCTTGAGTTGCCATCGAACCAAGACCAAGGCTGGTGCGTGCAGTCGCTCCAGACTCAACAACGAATGTAGATCCGTTGCCGACAACGAAGTTGCCATCAGAGTTTGAGAGAGCAGCAAAGGCTGCCAGCTGTGAATTGAAGGCTTGAACATCAGAACCGATGGCTACGCCAAGGGTTGTACGTGCTGCAGATGCGTTGGCATCATCCAGCAGAGTACGAGCAAACGCAGTCAGATCTGCAAGATCAGCGGTGCCACTGCCTGTGAAGTAAGGAAGCTTGTTAGCCGCACTGGTCAGACCAGCAATAGCAGCAAGCTCGGCATCGTATGCCTGAACATCACTGCCAATCGCAAGACCCAGAGTTGTGCGCTGAGTAGCAGCATCAGAGTCATCAAGCAGTGCTCGACCTGCAGCAGTCAGGTCAAACGTCGCAGCAGAGTTAGCGGTATCAAAGAAAATACCTTTGTTAGCCGCTTGAGTCAGAGCTGCAACGTCATCCAAAATGGCGTCGTGAGCTTGGACATCAGAGCCGATGGCAAGACCAAGATTAGTTCTGGCTGCAGATGCACTGGTTGCATTCGTACCACCATCAGCAATGCCAAGAGAGCCGCTGATGCCAGAAGCATCAAGGTCAAGAGCAATCTCACCGCCGCTGATAACAAGACCAGAGTTGGCTTTGAGGTCAGCACTCAGAGTGTTGCCACTCTTGCTCAGGCCATCGCCTGCAGAAACAGATCCCGCACCAGAGAACTGGGTAAACGCCAGGTCAGTCGTACCAACGGTGATTGAACCGTCAGTTGTCAGAACGAAGCCAGCATCTGCGTTGACAGTGCCTTGCTCAACAAATGTGAACGCACCAGAAGTGACTTCAGTGTTGGAGTCAAAGTCACTGGAACGTGCCCAAGCACCAGCCTTACAGTCGTAAATGCCGTTTTCTGAGGCATCTGTTTGGCTCTTCACCAAGACGCGCTCATCAGCGGAAACTGAAACGCCATCAATCGTCTGCGTTCCAGACAATGTGATGTTGCCAGTTGTCGCAACTTTGACGCTGTCTTTGACATCAAGGCCAGTTTTTACGGCATCGACGTAAGACTTGGTTGCAGCGTCTTGAGCACCAGTAGGATCGCTGACACCAGTAATGCGCTGACTGTTGAAGTCAACGGCACCTGTCGGTGCAGCCATCTCATCGAGACGGTTTGCCTGAACAGTGCTGTCAAAATCACTGATCTTGGAAGCAGACAGCGACGGAATATCCGAAGCAGACAGTCCAGTAATTGCAGTGATGCGACCTTTGGCGTCAACTGTGATTCCGCTGGTTGTGCCAGCAGACACGCCGCTGTTTGCCAGCGTTACAGAAATGCTGGTCGTACCAGAGCCAGTAGCATCTCCACTCAGAGTGACTGTCTGGTTGCCGGTGATAAACGAACCAATCTCGCCTTGCACATAAGCGGTGGTTGCAACCTTGGTGGAGCTATCACCACTGCTTTGCGTAGGCGCAATCAAGGTGCCTGAATACGTCTTGCTGCCAGCAACAGTTTGAGTGCCAGTTAGAGCAAGAAATGCACCTGAGCCACCAATAGCTTCGACGCTTGTTGCGCTACCGCCAGCACCTCCCGTGCCTTTACCGTAATAAAGTACAAGGTCGCCTACCTCGTTTGCGGCCAATTCCGCATTTTCCAGCGAAGATGGCGCCCCAGATGCTCCTGAAGTTCTACGCTTGATCCTGATTGTGTTAGACATGACTCAAGGGATGGGTGAACAAAACGGGCGTAAATGGCTGTCAGAATGAACCGCCATCCGTAAGAGTCTCTGCTGTGTAGACAGCATCAGCCTTAAAAATATCGGCTGATTGGTCGTAATAAATTACTGACTTGTCTACCTTGGCTGACTGGTTTAATCCAAAATCGCCCGGTGGGCCTTGCGGCCCAGCAGTTGTTGCAGTGACAATCGTTGTCGTCCCATCCGTTGTGACCGCAACTTTATTCTTGACGTTCGTTACGTTGACAGCTGTCATGTCGTGTAGCCCTCCTCAACAACAATGACTCCCTCAAGGTAATAGTCCTTGCGGCCTGTATTGTCTGTGACCAAAACGTCGTAATACAGCTCGTCTGGGAACAAGGTCGTGTCTGTATCAGACAGGCTTATCGTTACCTGCCCGTTAGACCGACTTGTATAAGTAATTCCAAAGTCGGCGTATTTATTGGTACGTGCCTTGTCCCATGCCTGAGCAGCAACAGTTGATCCAGTCAGATTGATCGCTGCATCATTGCTGTCTTTGAACTGCAGCAAGACGCTCCAATCAGCACGGCGCTGGACTGCGAAGTTATACGTCCCAGGGTCGATGCTCATGGCTTACCTCCTAGCGCCACTATAACGGCCATGGCTAGCAATCATCTGTGGACTGCAGGTTTTTGTACTTGTCTGCCAAGCCAGTAAACAGACCATATTGCGGATGGCTGATTTGGTCGCGGCCATCAAGGAAGAACAATTCTTCGAGCCAAGCCGTGCGATTGGACATCGCCTCAACATCTTCAGCGCCTGGCTTACCAGCAATCATTGGGTCAGGGCGTTGCATTAGGCAATAGCGAAGAACAAGTACGTGCCGCCGCTGGTATTGAGGGCGGAAGGAGCAGATGAAGTCACTGTAAATCCTGCATTGAGCGGGTCAATGTAATCCGTGTTAGTAACCTGTGCGGCAGTCGAATTAAGCAAGATATAAGGGTCATTACCGCTTACAATGCCACGGGTTGAATCCCACACGTACCAATCTCCGCTGCTATTGGTGCGTTTGATTAAGATAAAGCGAGCGCCTGAACTAAAGCCGCAGTCAACATCAACGTTGCCTGATGATCCACTGTAGCTGCCAACTTTACTGATACCATTAAGAGTTGCAAATAGATAAGCTATGTATGTGGTGGTATTTCGATTCACTGCATTAAGAGTGCCAACAGTAAATTGCTGAGCTGCTGGAGCAGTGTCGTTCCAGTAATAATTGCCGGTATCTACATCGCCGGAACTATTTAGATATAAAGCACCTGTTGCTCCAACACTTGAGATATAAACAGGCCATGATTCTGACCGATCTCTAGCCTTTACAATCATAAGCTCAGGTGCAACGTTGAGATTATGACTTACCGTTCTTGCTGAACCTGTGCCCGTATAAGTTACCACGTCGAAAAAGCTTGGAGCGCGACGAAGATACCAGTTGATAGTTTGACTGCTACCCCACCATGAACCTGTAGTAAAGCTATTTTGAAGATCAAATTTGAAATATGATGACATGTCATTTTCAGATGAAGTGTCCGAACTCTGCAAACGCTTCTGTGTAAGTCTTGGCACCCAATATTTAGCACCAGATGCAGTTTCGGCAGTAATAATCAAATCAGTTGGAAAGCCAACGCTTACCGGCTGCGAAGTCGTTAGAACAGGCTTATACACCTCCGTACCAGCAGCCGGCGGCTTGTGCGGCCTGCGAATTGCTATGTAGATAGAGGTGGCGTTAGAACCAACCCAGTCTGTGGTGGTGCTAAATCCAGTACTGGTAATAGGAAAATAAGTACTATTGATCCAAGAACTATCCTCCGCTTGAGATGATTCGGCAAACAAGCGTTCAAATCCATTGACTTTCCAACCTCTCATGACATCTCGCATAACCCAAGACCCACCAGCTGAGCTAGTCCTTTTGACCATCAACCATTGCGGTTCAAATCCAAGATCTACGGCAAAGTTTCCGCTTGACGGACTTGTAAAGCTCCCGCATTTAATAATCGCCTCATCACTATCTGCGCCAAAAGCTTGCTCATCGTGAGCAAAGATGTAAGCTACATAGCCATGTCCGTTCTGATTGACGCTACTGCTTGTGCCTACAGTGAATACGGATGACGTAGGTGTTGTGTTATTCCAAACAGTGCTGTCAGTCGTTACGGCGTCAGTGTTGTTTAAGTGAAGGTTTTTAGTCGCGCCAGTTGAACGATGGTAAACCTCCCAATCGTGAGAGCCGTCGCGGCAATGAATTATGATCATGCCTGGCACACTGCCAAGCGAATGTGAAATGTTTTGTGCACTACCTGTGCCAGAGTATGTAACTACATCAAAAAACTTTGGCGCTTTGCGGAAAGTCCAGGAGACAATCTCTTTGCTTGATCCATTTACAATACTGTTACTTCCTAGAGTAAATCCATTAGAATTGAACGAAGTAAGAGTTCCGCTAGTAGTAGCTTCTGCAGATGTACTATTAGAGACCAAATACTTTGTAGCACCTCTCTCAGTGTCTGCAAGAAAATGGTCATTAGTGTATGGTCCTCTTGATTTTATCCAAACCAACCCACCTTTACCACTTAGATCAATTCCATTATTAATTGACTGTGTGCTACCAGTGCCGTCATACAAAAACGTACTAAACACATCATCGACATACAGCGGGTCACCACCACCTGCCGCTCCAGATGCCCCAGCAAGCGGGCTATGTCCAATAACACTCATGAGTAGGCCAGGGTAACGACAGCGTGAATTGAACCAGTGGTGCGAACGATGTAATCCAAGCGATCAACCGAACTAGCTGCTGTACTTAACGTTGGCGGTGTGCCACCAGCCCAGTCGAAGTAACTGCCCCATGTAATGGTGCGTGATCCAGTGCCGTCTTGAATCAGAAAAATAGAACCCTGTTGTCCTGCAACAAGGTTTGATGGATTTGCAATCGTCAGGTTTTGACCCAACGTCAACGTGAAATGATTGCTCGCCCCAAAGTCAGGCGTGACTGTTGAAGCGCTCGTCAGCGTTGTAATCGTGCCACGCTGCCCAGCTGTATAGGTCTGGGCTACATCTGTCTTTGCTGTGTCTGCATCGAAAGCCTGGACAGTGCTGCCGATAGCGGATGACGTTAGACCGTTCGCTGTTAAATCATCGACCGTCACCGTTTTGGTGCTGGTCGTGATCGTGTCTACTTTGACCGTTCCAAACGCCATCGCTACACCAGCTAAGAGGCCAATTACACCAATAATAGCCCGCGCTGCAATCAGCTACCGGGTTCTTCAGGCCAAGTCATTGTGTGAGGGAAACCACTAGCTGTCGGCAAATCACGAAGGCTTTGACGATAAGTAGCCCATTCAGTCTTCTTGTCAGAAGCTAAAGGGCTATCAGCCATCTGCGTCCAGTCAGAAGCAGTCAGCTTTTGATCGCGCGTTGCACGCACGGACGCTTCAGCTTCTGCATCAACACTGGCGCGGTATGCAGCCTCGTTATCAGCAGCAGTGGTGACGTTGCCTTCGTCGTCTGTAGTGTCAGCAAAGATTGGGCCAGCAACAAATTTGGTAAACCATTTGCCGTCAATCTCCTCAACACCATCACGGGTGCTGACGCCATAAGGAGCAGTGACTTCAGCTGCCGC